CACCCACAAATGTAAGAAATGGAGTTTCATATTCATTTGGTACTTTTACAGGAACATTAGTTGTACCTACAGCCAGTGCTGTTTCTTATGGGGTAGCAGTTGACAATACAACAGGTTCAGCAATTTTATCAGCTAATGATTTCTTTAATGCTGTATCAGGAAGTTCAGATCCTGTAGCCGTAAGATTGAGAAATGTTTCAACTGTTCAAACAACAGGAGATCAATTACAAGCAGTTTTCTAACTTTCAATATATTTATAACAAAACATGGCTTTAAATCTCTCGAAAACAGGTATATCAACCTCTCAAACCATTGAGGCATGGCACGTTACCCAAAGTATTGATGCCTTAACTGGAGCAGAAGCATACAATATTACGATTTCTGGTTCTTTTACTTTGAATGGAGGAACCACAGGAAGTGGATGGTTTACTAATGCAGTATCATCATCAAGAGCAGTAGATGCTACTTTTGCTGATAGTGCCTATATTACTTCTTCTGTAGCAACTTCTCCATTAGCTATAGCATTATTTAATAGTACTTCTTCAAACAATGCTACTTTTAGGTTTGATAACGATGATTTAAAATATCAACCTTCAAACAATACATTGTATGTTACAAATTTAGTAGGAACAGCTTCATTAGCAACAACAGCAAGTTACGTAGTATCTGCTAATTCAGCCACTAATTTAGTTGGTACAGCAGTACCAAGTGGAAGTACACCTGTTACAGCTAATTTAAATTTTATAGCAGGAGCAACACAAACAGATGCTTCACCCACCCCAACAGCAATAGTTGTATTACCTGCTTTAGCAGGAAAAACTTTAGGACAAAATTGCTTTATAACAATAGGAGTAACAGGAAGTGCAGCAAATGATTTAGTTACAGTAGCTGGATTAGCAGGACCTTCTCTAACTTTTATATCCCAAAACGCAAACACAGATTTTTATTATCATATAATTTATACATAAACATGGAAAAACAAGTTTTAACACAAGAAGAGTTACAAGAATTAACAAACTTACGTACAAAAAGAGATCAAATTATGGCTGATTTTGGATACATTGAACTCCAAATTCAAGAGCTAGAATTGGTAAAAGAAACCCTAATTGAAAGTCTTTCGGCTTTAAAAGCAGAAGAAGCACAATTAGGTACAATGATGCAAAACAAATATGGAAAAATCTCAGTAAATATAGAAACAGGAGAAATCACTTCTGTAGACTAATTTTTGAGATTCCCTGCCATATTTATCATAGAATAAAACAATTATAATTTAAAGAACATGGCAGAAACATTAATATCACCTGGCGTACTAGCATTAGAAAACGACCAGTCATTTGTATCCCAACAACCAGTTACCGTTGGTGCCGCTATCATTGGTCCTACAGTTAAAGGTCCTGTAGAAGTTCCTACAATTGTTACCTCTTACAGTGATTATCAGAATAAATTTGGTACTACTTTCTTAAGTAGCAGCCAAGTTTATACTTATTTCACTTCTATCGCCGCTTACAATTATTTTGCAAACGGTGGTGAAACATTATTGGTAGCAAGAGTAGTAAGTGGTTCATTCACTTCAGCTACTACAGCAACCGCTTCTGTAACTGGTCCTTCTGGTGGTGGAGTATCTATTCTTAACTTTAATACTTCTCAATCTTTAGTATTAAACACCATTTCTCAAGGAACTATTATGAACAGTTCAAGTTCCTTAGATTCAGCAGGTGCTTTAGCTTCAGGTTCAGCAGATAACATCAGATGGCAAATTGCTAATGCTGATACAGCATCAGGTACTTTCTCATTATTAATTAGACAAGGTAGTGATACTACTCTTACTCCTACAGTATTAGAAACATGGACCAACTTATCAATGGATCCTACAGCTCCTAACTACGTAGCAAGAGTAATTGGTGATCAATACAGACAATACAATGCAGCCGATAACCAAATTGAAGTTTTAGGTACTTATCCTAATGCCTCAAGATACGTTTATGTATCTAGTGTACCAACAGCCACTCCTTTCTATTTTGATAACAATGGTATAGCTAAATCTAATTTAACTGGTTCCATTCCTAGAAATGCAAGTGGTTCTTTTGTAGGAGCTACTGGTAACTTATTTGGAAATAATGCTAAATTCTATAGCAATATAGTTTCTGGTGTAACAAACATTCAGGGTGTTTTAAGTTCAAGCTATGACAACATGATTGCTTTATTAGCAAACCAAGATGATTATAGATTCAATGCATTAATGACTCCTGGTTTGTTTGCTTCTGAAGCTCCACTTGGTGCTTCTCAAGTAACTTCAATCATTTCAAACACTGAAAACAGAGGTGATAATATCTACATAAGCGATTTAGTACCTTTTAGCTCAAGTATTTCTTCAGTAACTACTCAAGCAAATGCTAAAAATACTTCATATGCTGCTGCTTACTGGCCTTGGGTTCAAGTAATTGATCCTGATTCTGCTCAATTAGTATGGGTACCTGCCTCAACAATGATTGGTGGTGTGTATGCATTTAACGATTCAGTTTCAGAACCTTGGTTTGCTCCTGCTGGTATTAACAGAGGTGGATTAAGCACAGTAGTAAGAGCTGAAAAGAAATTATCTCAAGCTAACCGCGATACTTTATACCAAAATAAAGTTAACCCAATTGCAACATTCCCTGGAAACGGAGTTGTAGTATATGGTCAGAAAACATTACAAACTAAAGCATCTGCACTTGATCGTGTGAATGTAAGAAGATTGTTAATTGCTCTTAAATCTTATATCTCTCAAGTTGCTCAAAACTTGGTGTTTGAACAAAACACAATAGCTACTCGTACTAGCTTCTTAAACCAAGTTAATCCATATTTGGAATCAGTTCAACAGAGACAAGGTTTATATGCCTTCAGAGTAGTAATGGATGATTCAAATAACACTCCTGATGTAATTGATAGAAATCAGTTAGTTGGTGCTATTTACTTACAACCAACCAAAACAGCTGAATTCATTTACTTGAACTTCAACATTTTACCAACTGGAGTTTCTTTTGAATAATTTTTTAAAGATAGAATATTTATAACAAAATAAAATAGATAAATAAAATGGCAGTATTAAATCCAAACGAAATATTTTTCACAGCCTTTGAACCAAAACAGGCAAACCGTTTCATCATGTATATAGACGGTATACCAGCGTATGAAATCAAAGGTGTTGGTGCAGTCACATTAACCCAAGGTACTGTTCCTTTAAACCATATAAACGTACAACGCTTTGTTAAAGGTAAAACAACATGGGGTACTATCCAATTCACATTGTTTGACCCTATCACTCCTTCAGGCGCTCAAGCAGTAATGGAATGGGTACGTTTACATCACGAATCAGTAACTGGTAGAGATGGTTACTCGGATTTCTACAAGAAAGATTTAACTTTTGATGTATTAGGTCCTGTGGGTGATATCGTATCAGAATGGATTATCAAAGGTGCTTTAATTACAGAAGCCAACTTTGGTGATTACAACTGGGATACTGTTGATACTGCTGTAAACATTACTATGACAGTTCAACCAGATTACTGTGTATTGAACTTCTAATCTAAAAAAGAAAATCACAAAAGAGCTCGCATTTTTTGCGAGCTTCTTTTTTTCTATAATATTTATAACAAAATAAGTTTATGAGCGAATTTAAGTTTCCAACAGAAGTTGTGGAGTTGCCTTCAAAAGGCCTAGTCTATCCAAGTGATCATTATTTAAGAAGCGGTAAAGTTGAAATGAAATACATGACCGCAAAAGAAGAAGACATTTTATCAAACCAAAACTATATCTCAAAAGGTATTGTTTTAGATAAGTTAGTTGAATCTTTAACATTAGGAAAATTTGATGTTAAGGATTTAGTAACAGGAGATAAAAATGCTATTTTGATAGCATCTCGTATCTTAGGTTATGGTAAAGATTATTCTTTTTCTTATGGTGGTAAAGAATACAACGTTGATTTATCAAAATTAGAAAATAAATTCTTTGATGAATCTTTAATTACCCCAAAAGGAACCTTCAAATGTATTCTTCCTACCTCAAACACCGAAGTAGAATTCAAATTATTGACCGAAAAAGATGAGGAAAAAATAAAACAAGAAATTGAAGGTCTTAAAAAAATAAATAAAGAATCTTCAACAGATGTTACCACTCGCTTAAAAAATCAATTAGTTTCAGTTGATGGGAATTCAGATAAGAATGCAATAAAAGATTTTGTTGACAATTATTTATTAGCCGCTGATTCAAGATATCTAAGAAACTATATTAAGACAGTTTCTCCGGATGTTGATTTAAGTACTAAAGTAACTGTTGATGGTGTTGAGGAGGACATCGACATTCCTATTAATCTAAACTTTTTTTGGCCTGACTTTAACTAATTCTCCCGATTTCCGAATTTATTTTTTTACTGAAATTCACGAAATACTTTTTCATGGTCAAGGAGGTTATGATTATGACACAGTTTATAACATGCCTATTTGGTTAAGAAAGTTTACTTTCAACAAATTAAAAGAATACTACACTCCTAAAGACAATAAAAACGAGGATAGTTGGACACAAGGTAGTACAAAAGAGGAAGCAGCAAAAAACAAACAAGTTAAAGTACCAACATATGTAACGAAGGCATCTAAAAAATGATGCCTTCCAATATTTATTAATATATGGCTGACGAATTTACAGGTATAGGTAATGAATCATTAAGAAATGTTGAATCCCTAAAGGGTTCAATGAAAGAAATATCCCAAGCAGCAGCCGCAACTCAAAAAAGTTTAGGTAACTTAGGTGCAGGTATTTCAGATTATGCCTCTAATTTTAGAGACATAACCAATTCAGCTAGTAAATTTGCCAAATTACAAGATGAAGCCCAAAAAAGTGCTAATGCAACCTCAAAAGCTTTTGCCGAGCAACAAAAACAATTATCCGTTATAAGATCTCTTAATGCCCAGATTGATAATTTATACGATCAAATGGGTAGAGCTTCTGTAAAACAACAAGCAGTTTTAAAAAGACAAGTAGAAAACTTATCAGCAGCCAAAGATAATGCTAGAGAATTAGCAAACGAATTTGGTTCTTTAGCAGAAGACTCAGCTAAATTAGATAGATCCACAATGTGGTTTTCTGCTCTTTCAAAAGTAGCAACCGATATTCCTGGTTTAAGAAAAGTAGCAGGTCCTTTTGAGGTAGCAGCAAAAGCTTCTAGAGAAGTAGCTTTAAATAATGCTAAAACAAAAGCATTGTTTGAAGAGCAATTAAAAACAGGTAAAGGTCTTACAAAAGAAAGAATTAAAGAATTAGGATTAGAAAAAGAAGCAGCCGGACTTACAGGTATGGCTGCAGCTGCTCGTTTAAAAGCAGTAGGAGCAGCACCAAAAACAGGAAGTATAGCAGCTGCTGGTTTAAAAGCAGGAGCAGGTGAACTTGCTAGTTCATTTATGGCAGGAGGTCCTATTGTTATTGGATTAACACTCATAGTCAAACTCTTCCAGTTTATTGTTGATGCTATGTTTGCTGCTGATAAAAGAGTTACAAGCATAGC